CCGTCGCAAAGGACAAATAGTGAGAAACGGTCTCGACGTTCATCAAGTCCTGGTCCTGCACGCCCAAACCGAAAAACTCTCGTCCAGCCGCGATAATCGCAGACGACATATCGGATGCCATGTCCTTAGAGTCGAACCTGGCCGTGGTGTCGTAAATCTCCGCCGTCCGGCTTGTCCCCGGCTCGGAGGTCGAGGTAATCTGGTTCTCGCGCGGGAAAACCAGGTCCGCCGTCTCCTGCCACATCGAGCGGAAAGTCGCCTGGTCGGTTCGTTCCCGGTCACGAAGGCCGATGATTTCTTCAGCAGTATCGAACATGCTATCCGCCTAACAGTGTTTTTCCGCCCGTCGGCATCGGCTCCAAGGCGCCCGTGATAATGGTCTTGCGGAACCCCGCCCGTCGCCGGGCTGCCCTGGCCGCCCAGTCCTCCGTCTCAGGCCCGGCCTCCGGTATTACCGGCGGTGGCGGAACCGGCGGCGGCTTCACGCTTTTCGGTTTCGAGAATAGTCCGGCCACGTCGCACCTCCTCTACGCAAGAGCAAAGTCGTTCCGGGCCTTCGTCTGCCGGTTCCTGGTCGCACCGACGCGGGCAATCTTCGACCCGCTGGCGGCCAGCACGAAATAGTTGAAGGCGTGCCGGTAATGGTCGCCGCCGCTACCAATCGTCCGGTATCGGTAAATCGCCGTTCCCGACCGCTTGTTCGTCTCCAGCACCTTTGCGGCGTTGCACAGTTGCCGGGCGAACTCATCTATCTCCGGGCAGGTCCGCGGCAACTCCACGCGCTTCTCCGAAACAATCCGGTGCGTCGTGTCGCAAATCTCCGTCCGGTTGACCCGGACAATCCCAGTCTCCTGGTTGTAGTCCGCGCCAAACGCCCGGTTCTCGCCATACTCGCACAGATAAATGCGGTAGGGTTCGGCATCCTGGAAACTACGGGCCGCGTCCTCGTAAGGCCGAAGGTCGATGACAGCGCTTTTGACGCCGAACCGCTGGGCTAGGTCGTGAATGTCTTCCCACTTCGAGAGCGTCGCCACCTTGAGAATGTCGTATCGTTCGCGCCCCGTCCGCGTCCCGATGACCACGTGCTTGATTTTGCCGACATCCACGCCCATCGCGCACGGGCCGGGGTGACGGGTCAACATCAAATCCGACCCGCAACATTCCTTCACGACGCCGACCGACAACTTGTCCTCGGCCGCGACGTAGGGCAGCCCCAGCCGCAGACGGTAAACATCGCCCAGGTTCCCTTGCGGCGGGTCGTTGAACTCGGCCAGAATCTCCGCCGGGTCGTTGAACGTGCTCGACAACTGCGACCAGCGATACCCCTGCATGAACGCCGTGTTCTCCCTCACCGCCGGAACCCACTCGGTTTTCTCTATCCCCACGGGCTTCCCGCACTTCTCGCACGCGATATACCCCGTGCCGTCCGGCCGTTCCTTCACGCAGCCGGGGAAACTCGCCTCCGCGCACGTCCACCCCCCGCAAGAGCAATACCGGAACAGGTGCCGCTGGTCGGAAGTCTGGAACACCTTGTCGATGCCGAAACCCGGCAAGGTCGGGTTGGCGATAAAAACCTCCTCTTTCACGTTCGAGTGACCCATCCGACCACGGGCCTTCGCTATCACGGTCTCATCCATGAGGTCCAACTCGTCGAACACCACGCGGTCAACCGGGATGCTCCGCAACTTCGGCGATTCCTTCTCCCCGTCACCGACGCCAATTTGCTGCGTCAACCGCGCCCCGCGAAGATACAGCCACGCATTGAAAATCTTCTTCAAGGAAGCCGTGTCCGTCCCCCGCTTCTGGGACTTCACAAACTGTCCTATCGCCTTCCGGTTGGCCTGAATCAGCGGGTTGAACCGGCTCTTGGAAAACTCCCCAACGTCGTCCGCCGTGGGCATGATGTAGAGAACGCCTTGCGGATACATGCCGTGAATCATTCCGTGCAAGGCTTTCAGAATTTCAAGTTCGGTGAACCCGCCCTGCGTGCCCTTCATGTAGCACGTCCGACGCGCTTGACTCTGCATCGGCTCCAACTGGTAGCCGTGACCCTCAAGCGTGAAAACCCCCGTTCCGAGCCGAATCTTGTTCAGATCCGCCCAATACGCAGGGTCAATCGCTGCCAGGTCTTTCGGCTCCAACTCAGTCATTCTGCCCTACTCCGCGTCTTCTTCGTCCCCAGCGACCTCGTTCACGTTCTCGCTGGCGTCCGACATTTTCTTCGTAAGCGAGGCCGTCATGTGCATAGCCGCCCCCATACACGCATGGACCGGCCCGCTCCACCGAAGCAACCACTCGTTTTCGGAACCATCCTTGGAAGGCCGACCCGCGCAAACCACGCCGTAATCGTGGCGGCGGAAAAGTTCGTCCACCAAGTCCTCCGTGCTCGCGAGTTCCAGCGAATCGTTCATCCACCGCTCCCCTTACGCCCCGACGAAAAAGGCCGTGCGAGGGTGTGGCCCCACACGGCCTTGAATCTCACGATTCCTCCGGGGATCAACCGGAGTCGTCGGGACTATTCAGTTTGTCCGCTCATCCTTCGGGTCCGCTTCAGACATCGGAACCTCCCATTGCCTGCAGGCCCTTCACCATGAGTTGACCCAGCGACGGTGATGCTTAGGCGAGGCACCTCGCGAGAGAGTAACCCCCCGCTCAAAGTGCGAACACACACAACGATAAGTGCAGTCCCAGCAACTCCACCCGGGGCAATCTATGATAGCCGCCGAGTCAAACGTCATTAGGCATGCCAGGCACCGCTCCTGCGTAAGGTCACGTCGCATCAGGGACTCCGCGGAAGCGTTCATAGCACCTTGCCTATCTCAATCCGGCCCTTCTATCGCGGTGAAATACTCGCAGATTGCTGTAGTCAGCCCGAGTAACTCGGCCGAGGGCCGCTCGCGGTTCTCAATGCGGCGGAAGATAATCTTCGCCACCCTGGCGGCGGCCTCCTCAAACCTCCACCTCAAGTCCGCCGTCGACAGCCCCTCGCCCGTTTCCTGCAGCAAACCCGCCCGCAACGCCTCGGTCGCCGTATGTCGCCCGTCACCAGAATCTTCGTCTTGCTCCGCCATCCGCTCACCCTCCAGTAGATTGCCTATCTTAACAGCGTCCCAAAACCAGTTACTCAAAGGGGGACATGATTATTACTTCGACCCCGCCCCCTTGGGGGGTTTCGACCTCATCCGACCCCCCCCTCTTCACAACACCCATTTGACCCACTTGCTCACCGTTGGCAGTCAACAGGGGCTTCCCGTCGCGGCACAACACCATCGCGCCTGGCGTTCCATAGAATCCAATCTCGACCTGTTCGCCGCTCGCCAACCTCACGCCTCCACCCCCTACCCGTGGTATGCCGCCCACGCCCAAAGGCTCGAACCGCATTGCTGGCCTCCTATGGCCGATAACAGCGCAACATTCTGCACATTATCGGACGTTGGCTATGCCTCAGCCTCGACGGGCTCCTGCTTTGAGTTGTGGTCCAGGGCGCGGAGGCAGACCGGGCAGGCCCGACACGTATCGGAACTGAACCGAGTCCCACACCCTGAGCAAACCTCCAACATCCTAGCACCCTCGACAGGCTCGGCCTCCTGTTCGCCTCCTGTCAGCGCATCCACCGCCCTAACAGGCTCGGAGGCTTGCGAGGTTGCCCCAGGTTCAACAATCGGGGCGTCGGCAGGCTCCTGGGGCGCTGAATCGCCCTGGTTATCGTCGCGCGGGTGGCGCAGTGGCTCTGGCGCCACAGGAGTCTGACTCCCTAAAACCTCGTCCGATACACTTTCTCGCTGGCTATCTATCGGAGTTCCCCCTTATGGCCCGGACGGCCCGGGACCCCCATCCGTCAGCAGCAGCCGCGACAGCCGCAACCCCTCCAACCGCTCTGCCTCCGAGTATTCACGCATCCGACCCACATCCACGGCCACAGACTCCACGTAAACCCCGCGAGTCCGGCCTATCAACTCCAGGTTGCGGGTTTCTACGGCCAAATCACCCTTCGCGTGTGCATCCGCCATGATCCGCTCATGCTCCGACACGATCCAGTCCAACGAAAAGGACGCCTGAGCCTCTGCAAGGTCTGCTCGATGCTCCTCATACTCTACTAAAGCCTTTACTATAGCCTTCCCCTTGCGCACTTGGTAGGCTCGTCGCCTGAGCCAGTCTTGCGGATGTCCGTCTCTGCTCTGAACATAACCCGCACCCAAGTAGGCTTTTAGGGCATTTCCATCTTGGACGAAACTTGCGAAATAGGCCCGTTGCTTCGGATTCATCAGCCGCCACGTCTTGTCGGTGACACCCCTGGGCTTTGCGGGCGCTTTGCGGGCTTCCCCTGTGTGGGCTACGCCCTGGGGCTTGTCGTTATCTG